AGATCCATTGATAATCATTTCGGCAAATACCACTTTCCAGCGCTATCGAGCTTGTACCACTTGTTGCAAGATTTCTCCTTGCTTGGACAAACAAATCCTCGGTAGTCGCCGCGGTCATTCTTGCCTTCTTTGTAAATCATTACACCGTGCGAACAAATCGGAACGTCATCAACCACCTCAGCTCCTAATTGTTCAGCCACTGCGCTTACGTCCCAAACAATCGGTTCTGGGTCATTGGGGCGTTGCTCTTTAACAAACTCAGCCAACTCTGGCTTCGTTGTTTGTATTGGCTTCTTAGGTGTGCCATTGGGTTTTGCTGCATACCCAGCCATCTGTAATGCGCGTCCAAGACTTCCTGTTTCCGCCATCTCAATTGCGTATGACTTGCTCTTTAACTCGCTGCTCAATCCAGTGGCAAATGGCTCCGTATCATTCCACGTCCGCCAAAGTTCTGTTTTAACAATGAAGACTTCTGATTCACGCGATAAAGATTCTGCTAATACGTGAGATTTGTGCCTATAGTCGGGATATTCAGCTTTGAACTTATTAAATCTATCCCAAACTCCTTCGTAATTTTCAAGCCAATTCGACATTTAACTTTTCCTGTTCTGCGTAATGTTTAATTGCGAAATCGAGCTGTTCCTTTAAGCTCCAAAATGTGCCATCTGCCCAGTTCTGAACTTCGTTCGCGCAGGGCTGGCAATAGAAGCGGCGTTTGCCGCGTCGTGTGGGTGATTCTGAAATGATTATCCATTCAGCGGGGCGTTGTGCATTGATGTGCCACGAGCCATCTTTCATCTTGCCCCATCTACCCTTGCAATAATCGCAATACTGCGACCTATTCGTGTTCCGTATCAACGACAAAGTTGCCCCAATCTGTATTTCGGAGTTGAGCCAAGATAGCGGTGTATGCAATGGCATCGATATACGAATCCTCGCTTGCTGGACTTTCCATAAGTCGGCTCCATTTTGCAGCGATAAAGACAACTGCCACGTCAGCTGGGTCTCGCAACTGAACACCGAGTCGCTTCGAGATTTCGTAAATGCGTAGAAAATTGTCCCGCGGGTCGCCCCACTGATACCCCCGCTCTTGGTAGGTGTCAATAGCGTCCGCGAGCCACTCACTTGGAGACTTGTCGGCTAGATTGTCCAACGCTGAGCCCCCTAACATAACCTTTGGAATACCAGTCATTTTTGCCCCACTTGTAACCGAGCTTGATTCCCAAGCCACAAGCAAGAGCCAGTAAAACGCAGACTGCTACAAATTGGTCTGGGCTAAATTGACTATTTAACAAAACCAGCCACCCCCAATTTATCTAGCCAGTAGGTGCTAATTTCATTTGCAGATAAACGCCCGCGGGCGGAAGTTCTGCCCAATCTTTCGAGTGCGTAGCGTCGGATTATGGAACCTTTTACGTAATTCGTTCCGTCCGTCCACGCACCCGATTGAGTGTCGTATTTAATTTCAGTCATTATTAACGCTCCCAACCTTTCGAAATCATATATTTTTCAAGGATTTCTAGCTGTTTTTCTGTATCTTCGACCTGGAGTTGCACGTCGTATTTTGTTAAATATAAAAATTCGATATGTCTTATCAATTGTTTTCTACGATTAACCAAATGCTCTAATTCGTTAGATAATTTTGTTGACATTTTGTTGCTCCCTATCCCGAGACGTTTGCTCGATGATGGGTTAAATGTATTTACTAAATAGATTTATTGCAAATGGATTTATCGGCGTGTCTAAAAGTTGATGTGGCGAGCTTGATTGATGTGCAGGAAGCCAACTTCTTTGTCTACAAAGTGATTACGCTGGAAATCCGTTGTTGCTGGCATAGCCTTTATTTGCCATTGTGGGGCTGCTAAAGCGGTCAAATTCCATTCGTAGACCCCTGTAGGTGTCGAGCAGATGTAAAACGCTGTAAGCCCGTTTAAAGCCGCTTTGTGGGTCAAATAGAGCCACTTGGGCTTTTCGATAACTAACTCATCGTAGTGAGTGCGGCGGCATTTGAGCTCCAGAATGAGCTGGAAAGAGCGAGAGTAGCCGTCCGAGCGGTCTGACTGGCTCGTTGGGGTTAGGTCTGGAACGAGGGTCTTTATCGCCTCAAATAGTTCCGACTCTTTTGTAAAAATTAGTCTTCGTCTTCCTCGTCAAAATCGTCCAACGGGTTTCGGATAGGGTCTTTAGGGTCAACAATCCAGTCGGGATAAGAGCTTCTATCCATCGCAAAAGCAAGAGCTGTGCCTTCGTCCATTCCAGCATTGCGGCAAGCTTTATACACTTCATTGGCTGCAATAGCCCAAAAATCAAGTTTTGTTAAAGCTGGCTCTTTCGTCGTGCGGCGACGTTTTGCCACCTTCTTCGACTTTTTAGCGACGCGTTTTCTTGTTGACAATTTTTGCTCCCTTTTGTGATTTAAAGGATAAAGCCAGAGCTTTAATGATTCCTAGCATTTCGAGGTTTGTGTCTTCAAGTTTTTCAATACGGTCGGCTAGTGGGGCGGTTTCCTTCTTGATTATGTAAACCAATCCAGTAAGGATTGCCGCAACTACTGCGGACATAGCCGCCAAGTCGCCCCAGTTCACCGAGTTCATTAACGAACCTTGCCGTAACGTGTATAGCTTGGATTGAGCCAGTTAATTATGCTAGGCAAGACTGATGCTGCAGCTGCATTTGCAATCGCTTCGATGTCCCAACCTACCGCCAAGTATGTTGCCAGCGCTGCCGCCACGAACGTCTTTAGCCAGCTGCCCGCCATCATCTTCAATTCTTCCATTGATTCTCTCTCCTTCTAGGTCAAACCAACTGCCGTCTTTATCTCCCAAGGTTGTGAAACTTACGTGGAAATGTGAGCGGTGTGGATTCGCACCCCTGTACTTCCTTTTCTTCCAATTCAGCATCGGACTAGAAATTTTGCCGTCGTGGATTATGTAAGCGATACGTTTATCTCCACGTTTGGCGCATTTTGTAATTTTTTCTACTAAGTCAAAAACTTCTTCTGGGTGTGCATTCAAGTTGGCGTCGATATCTATTGCGCGCACAATTCCCGACTTGTCGGGGTTATGGTCGCTTTTGCGGGCTGAATGGCGGGTGTCACCTATCCAACCGTCACTGCGACGGTCACGCTCAACATACATATCGTCAATTTGCTCGCGCAATTGAACACCAGCTTTACAAAGCTTAGGCACTATTTACCTAGTTTTAAACCTTTCGGAATCGGTTTTGTATATTCCCATTTTTCGATGTAAGCGCCTAACCCATCGCTATCATCTCGCAATTTAATTTTGCCGCCTTCATCAAAATCGCTAGGCGTTAGCTCTGGATAAACCTTAACTATTTCTTCGTATAAAGACATACTACGCTCCTAAATAAGTGCAACCAAAACGCAATCCTGCACTTAATTGCGTTGTTGACCCGCTGTTATCTATATCAACATTTCCGCCAGAGGTCTGATTAACATAAATTTGAACATAATCCCCAGCGCTCAAGTTTAATGTAAAACTTGGAGTATTAATTACAGCCCCAGCAGCAAAAGCAGGTGCGCGATAAACAGTTTGCCCTTCGCTGCCATTGATATAGAATTTAATAGAGCGCGCTCCGCTGCTATTTCCGTCCCAGCGAATCATTGTTTCAAATCTATATTTGCCACCTTTGCCTGTCGGAATTGTGATGCGCGAATTATTTGTAGAGGGGTCGTGAAATCCATCTGTATCATATAAATCTGTTCCACCAAAAGCTACAGCAGTATCAGTTGAATTTGCGATAGTTTGAGCAGCGCTTGCTACTGCCATACAACCGACAAAGCTTGGGGTGCTGGAAGTTGCTGTTGCCCATTTAACTTTATACGGGGAAACTGTCGTGTCGGCAGTTAAGACTTGTCCTGTCGTACCGATTGGAAGATTGTCAAACGTTCCTGAACCTGTTCCAATAATAATATCGCCAGCGGCGGTAATTTCTGTTGCCATTGAGTTAGTAATCGTTACTGCCCCAGAAGTTCCGCCACCACTGATACCAGTGCCCGCAGTAACGGCGGTAATGTCGCCTTGGTCGTTATTAATCCAAGTAAAATCCATATCGGTGTTGGAGTTTTTGCTCAACACCTGCCCCGTTGTTCCGCCTTTTAGGTCAACCATTGACGCATCAATTGCGTTGCCCAAGGTGCGCATCGCAAGCGCACCGTCTTTTACTAAGTCGGTATCGTCTGGCGTTTCCCAGCCAAAATTGGTCGTTGTTGCCATTAGCTAATAACTCCTATCGCGTCTTGCCATTCTAGCGTATTCAAAATTGAATTCCACGTTTCCGCGCCGTTGACCTGCTCCCAGCGCTGCGCAACCGCTGAGAATTCTGTTGGTGAAGCATTGAGGGTTATGTAAAGCCCGCCTACCGATGCCCTAAAAGACCAGCCTTCTACGTAACCCGTAAACTCGCCACCCAGCATTTGCGGGGGCAGGTTTGTTATACGAACGGGCAAGCCCATAAATACATTTAGGAGTGCGTCTCGGTCTGCGTCGTCCATTTCTGGGTTTTGGAGCGGGAAGGTGATGGACTGGAACTTGTAGCGTGGGAAAGCGCGTAGCTGAATAAGACGGTCGCCCATATCCTCCACGTCTGCCGTATTCTTGAGATAACTGGAAAACTGTTCTGCATAAAGCCCAAAAGTGGCTTGTGACTCGATGTCTTGTGCCGTGTATTGGGAATTGAAATTGTTTCCGTAATCGATGACAACTTTGTTTGCTAAATCGCCCTGCCGCTGAACTACGCCAATACCAGAGCCGATTGCGTGCCCAGCGTCTAAATCGACGTACCCATTCGCGGTCAAATAATCTTGTCTATGTGATGCGTCTGCATAATTGATTAGCCCGTTTGCGTCCTCATAGAGATAACCTAAAGCAGACGAAGCAATCTGATTTGCTATTGTTGAAATAACTTGGTCGGTTATTTGACGAGATGACATTGTGTAATCACCAGCATCGATTGTGCCTAATCCGATATTGGACGCGTTAGCCCAAGTCTCGGTGGCATTATAGGTATTCCAAGTTTCAGCGGGAGGAACTTCATTCCAGCTGTTGAGCAACAAATCGTCCAGTAGGTCAAGGATTTGTGCGCCGTCTAATCCTTCAGCTAAATTCCCGTCAAAGATAGCTCTTTGTAATCTTGCAAGAGCTCCGACCGCAGTTATATTGATGACCGTTGGCGATGCTATTTCACCACCGACCGTCACAACTTGTCGAATATCAGAAATGCGCCCGCCCCAAATTGCAACGTAATCGCCGTTAGAGTCTTGGACTTCGATTGTGATTGAAGTGTTGATTGTAAAACTGTAAATCT